TGTCGGCGTTCACCGCGGTGAAGAGCGCCGGATGCTCGTGCAGCTCGAGGTAGGCCTGATACAGCGCGACCTGCGCCGCGTAGATCGGCTTGGCCACGGCGAGCCGGTGCTTCTCCAACTCGCGCCATGATTTGGCGCCCAGGCACTTGTTCTCCCACAAGGCCGGGTAGCTGGAGCCGAAGCCAAGCTCGGGCCCGGCGACGATCACGCCGTCGACGTGGCCCTGCAGCCGACCGTCGAGCGCCGCAAAGCCGATCTGCTCGCCTGCGTCGTTGCGCGTGCGCAGGTCGATGCCAGCGTCGCGCAGCCATGTCACCATGCAGTCCTCAATGACGTGGCCGCGTTCGAAGACGCGCAGCATCCGGCCTTCGGTGTCGCGGCCGGGATCGACCGGCGCATCGGCAAACTCGTACTGCAGCGCGCGTTCGCACGCGGCCCCGAGGCGCGAGGCGCCCAGATACGTGCGGCGAGGCTGCGCCGCGCGAGCGCGTTGCATTCCGGCGTCGATCAGCGCCGTGAGCTGACCCGAGAGGCTTGCGGTGGCGTTGAAGTCCATCATGACTTCTCCTCCCACGGCAGGTCGTCCTCCAGGTCGGCGAACGGGTCGGACACCGGTTCTTTGAGTCCCCGCACCGGCGGGTACTTGGTCGTCTCGTAGTGCTCGACCATCGCCTCCGTGTAGCGGGTGACGATGGCGTCGATCACCCGCATCGCCTCGGCCTCGGAGTACTCACCCAGCGGCTTGGCAAAGCCGATCTCGCCCGCCGCTTCGCCAAAGGCCTTGAGGCACTTCCGCATCGCGGCCAGTTCGACATCAGACGGATCGATCATCTCGACCTCCTTGATGTCGGTGCGTCCTTCCCGTACCCGCAGCCAGTGGCCATAGAGCGCGTGAAACGCCTCCTGGCAGCGCCGCGAGCAGAACACCCAGTCGATGGGATAGCGCCGCGCGTCGCCCACCGGATGCCGCAGGTCCGAGTGGCCGTAGCCGCGCGCCTGTCGTTTGCAGACCCAACACTTCACCGGCCCTCCTCTCACTGCGCCCAGGCCGGCTTGCCCGGCACGGCAGGGCGAGGCGTGACAGCGGCCGCTGGCACCGCGCGGGGCGGAGTGACCGCTGCCGGCGCGCCGGACTGGCCACTACCGGACGTCTTGGGCGGCAGCCCCATCAGGCGGGCGTAGTCCGGGTGGTCGGGCTCGACGACACTCTTGACGACGTTCTTGAGGTCGCCGCGGCCGTCCTTCTCGATGTCGATGCGGGCGACGAACTCGAGGCCGTCCAGTTCATGGAAGCCCTGGATGCGCCGCGCGGCGGCGGCCTGCGGTGAGTGGTCCTGCGGCAGCACGTTGCGCGCGCTGTTGAGCGCGGCACGGATGAAGCTGCGGCCCATGTTCGCCCAGGCCTGGCCCTTCGGGCTTTGCAGACCCACGTTCGTCCACAGCTTGCGGCGGGCGTACTCGCCCTCCAGCACGACGAACTCGCACGCCAGGTAGACCGAGCCGGTGTCAAAGCTCTGCGTGGCGTAGCCACCGGTCCAACCCTGGGCCGGGTCATCAAAGCCCCCGGGCTTGATCATCATGCGCACGCGGGCGACGGTGCCCTTCGGGATCAGGTCGAAGCTTGGCTGCTGCTGTTCGGCGTCGTTGAAATCGTTCCATGCGGTCATGGCTTACTCCTTGGAGATGGGGTGTTGGGTGGCGGCGGCGCACTTGTCGATCAGCGCGCGCAAGTTCGGCGGCTCCAGCAGCTCGAGCTGGCCGGAGCGGTCCTTGGCCGGGTAGCCGTAGGGATTGAGCGTGTGGCAGACGAAGGCGCGGTAGCCGCTGTCGTCCTCGGCACGCACTTCCGCGAGCGTCACCACTTCATCGACGATGCCGGGCAGCTCGGCGGCGGTCTTGGCGCCCTCGATCTGCGGCACGAACACCTTGCGGTTGAAGTCGTCCAGGCGCTCGTCGAGGATGGCGACGAACACGACGTGCTTGCCGCGTGCGTGCTGCAGGTGGGTGAGCGCACCGATGAGTTCCGCGCCCAGCAGGCCGTAGGCCCCGCGCGTGTCGGGCTTGCCGGTGCGTTCCGAGAAGGCCTGGGGCTGGGTCTTGGCCCAGACGAGCGCCAGGCGGGCGAGCACCGTGATGCTGTCGACGAAGTAGGTGTCGTACTTGGCCAGTTGTCGCGGGTCGCCGTAGCGCTCGCACACATGCCGGTAGTGCGCGTCCGAGAACGGCGCCTCGGCCGGCAACGCCGGGTTCGGGCCGGCGAGGAACACCACCAGGTCGCGGAACTCCGGCCAGGTGGCCGGGCGCACGCAGTCGCCGCGCCAGTCCTTGACGGCCAGGTCCCCGGCCTCGAGGTCGACGAACAGGGTCGAGGCTTCCGGCAGGGTCTTGAGCTGGCTGGTCTTGCCGATGCCGCTCTTGCCGAGCAGCACCAGCTTGACGCCCTGCTTCTCGCGCAGCCGCTGGTCGGCGGTGATGATCGGAAGGGCCATCACGCCACCTCCTTCAGCTGGTCGGCGACCGCCGGGTTCCAGAGGATCTGGTAGCCGCTGTGGCCGTTGCGGGAGTAGGGCATGGCCTCGGCCCAGGCTTCGCCGGCCTCGGTCAGCTCCCACTCGTCGCGGTCGTTGCGGAACTGCAGGCCGCTGTTGGCCAGTAGCTGGTTCGTCGCCTTGGCCGAGCGGTTGATCAGCTTGCCGAGCTGGGTGGCGTTGAGCGAGCAGATCGCCTCATTCGCCGCGGGCAGCGCCCGACGCAGCGTCTCGACCGAGAGTCCGGTGTTCTCCTGGATGCAGGTGAGCGTCGCGGCCATCGCGATGCCGGGCTTCACGCCTGGCACCTTGGCCACGGCTTCGCCGATCAACAGGATCGACGACACGCGGTCCTGGGTCGGCGCGGGGAGCGCCGGCGGCTGCACGCCACGCACGGCGTAGGCGCCGGTCTTGCGGATCGCCGGGAGCACCTCGTGCGTCACCCAGCGCTTGAAGCGCTTGGCCTCGGGCTTGCGGCTGCCGAGCACCAGGCTGTAAAGGCCGGGTTCGTTCACGACGGTCATGTCCTGCATGCCGCCGGGGGTCGGAATTGAATTCCGATCCTTCTCGTCGTCGTCCAGCCTGGCGACGGCTTTGTGCGTGTCCGGCAACGCCAGCGCGGCGCACACGTCGGCCGCCACGAACCAGGGCTCGCCCTGGTCGTCGGTCACCACGCGGACTTGCCGACCCTCGAAGTCGAACGGGATCAGTTCGGTACTCATGGATCAGTCCTCCGAGTTGAAGGCCAGCCGAAAGGACGGCTTGCCGGGCTTGACCGTGCGCGCGGCTTCGAACTGCGAGCGCAGGGCAGCGGGCCAGTTGTTGAAGCGCGACTCGGAGACGCTGAACTCGACGTCCATGTAGTCCTCGATCCGTTCGCCGGAGGCGGCGATGCGGGCGGCGATGGCAGCCAGTTGCGCCTGGTCCCAGGACACGCGCTTCGGCAGATCGACCGTCACGCGCAGCGGTCCGTCGTTGAGATGCACGACGCCGAAGTCTTTGCCGGCTTCCAGGCGTGCCGCGCGCGCCTGCTCGCCGTAGGCGGCCTCCAGCGCGGCGTCGAACTTGGCGCGGGTTTGCTTGAGCCAGGCGAGCGCTTCGTCAAGATTGCGGCTGATCTCCGCTTTCTGGGCGGGTGGAAGCTGAGCCAACTGGCTGACCGACATGGCCGCGAGGTCGGCCGGGAAAATGGTCAGATCGCTCATGGCCATCCTCCTCACTGGTAAGCCCGGGCGGAGGTCGAGTAGCGCGACACACGCCGCTCGAAGGCCTCGATGTCGGAGATCAGGTAGGTGACGCGGGCGCCGAGCTTGCAGAAGATCGGGCCCAACTGCTCCTGGCGCCAGCGGCGCAGGGTTTTGACGGAGAGCCCCCAGCGGGCGGCGAGCTCGTATTCGTCGAGGGCGATGCGCGTGGCACCGTCCGATAGCGGCCGGATGGGATTCCGGCCGGGTTGAACGGATGGGGTTTGGTTTTGCATTTGGAGCACTCCTTTTGTTGAAGTGCTCCTATTTCCTCGCATACCGGACTGCGGTATTTCGCAGTCTTCCCGCAGAAATTACGCAGGAATTACAACGTCTTGATTCCTAAGCGGGTTCCTCTGCATCGACGGCAGCGCCGGCGCGGTCGGTGACGTGTTTGACGGTATCCGCCTCAGCGGTCTGGTAATCGGGCACGCCGATATTGAGCTCCCACAGGCGGGGCTTGCTGTTGCCGTCTGCACCCCGGATGTAGTTCTTCCACTCGGGCGCGCCACGAAAAAACTCGCTCATGGCGCGGATGGTCACGTTGGCCGCATTCTCCAGCTGCAGCTTCGTGCATTTCCTCTTCTGCGAGGTCCAGGCTTGCACGAGGACTTCGACAACGTCGACCCATTCCTTCTTCGTGAGCGTCCACGGATCTGGCCATGGTCCGACCAGCAGGGCATTGCGCGCGTCTTCCTTGATCAGGCGCGGCGTGTTGGTGGCGGCCGCCGCATTCTGCCTGCGGCGCACTTCACCCTCGACACGCGAGAGGTCGAGTCTGACCTGGCCGTCGCTCTCGACCAGCAGCGCATTCACGGGCACCACGATGCCCGGCCCAAGGAATCGACGATGCGACTCCGCCGTCGTGGTCAGGACAACGGTCAAACCCAAGTTGGATTGCCGGAGCTCTGTATCCATCTTGTCTGCGTGTTTGGATTCCCACAGTCGCGACACCAGGGCGACAGGAAGGCGCTGATCGCCCATGCGGTAGTTGCCGAGAACGAATGGTTCGTGCTCGTCGTGGTTGAGGGGCCTGTCGACCAGTTGGTCCTTGAGCAGCAGGTCAAGCCGCTCGCGCAAATACGATTTGTCGACCGCATATCGGCAGAGGTCGCCTTCAGCGAGATCGAAGCGCTCGCCCGTCAACTCGTCCTGCGCCCAGGTGCGGGTGCTGTCCGACTGCACCTTGAGCCGGCGGAAGCCGGATTGCCCGTCGCCGTCCTCCACAGGCACCGAGATGTAGTCGCCCGGGGTCTTCTTCTTCAGCAGCCCCTTGGCGACAAGATCGGCGGTGGGCAATTGCAGCGTGGCGAGCAGATGGCCGTCGACTTCGTCCGCAGCCAGATCGAGCAGCTTCATTTCGGCACGGAACAGCGCCACGTCCGCGCCGACCTTCGCGGGCTCGACGCGCTTCATCACGCCGAGCGATGTCAGGATGTCCTCGCCGCACCGGCGCAGACGGGGATCGGGAAGGGTCAGCAGGCTGCAGGAGCCGCGCTGCCCGATGGTGATGTCCAGTGCGCGTGTTTCCGTCTCGCCGTCGAAGCGCACGACGAATGACAGTTTCACCTCCTGAACGGAACGGCAGGCAGTGATCGGGTTGTGCTCGCCAAAATAGTCGCTGGCCACGCGCCAGATGTCGTCGTTGCCGGCCAGCGCCAGCGTGATGCCGTGACGGGTATGCCCGAGGGTTGCATTCAACGAGGCGACCCAGGCATCCACGACCACTGCACCGTTCGCCTTGGCCGCCCTCAGATCGACCGGGTTCTTGAACATGGCCAGCTCATAGCTGACCGCGTCCACGGGTTGCTTCGAAAGCGGCTTTTCGAAGCCGATCAATGAAAACCGGTCGGCCAGCCGCTTCGCCGTGCTCTGCCGGTCGGAAAGCACATGGACCTGGTTCTCGGCGGGGTCATAGACCAGAGTCGCTTCGAGCGCCGGGATGTAGAGCAGCAGGTCGCGCCGCCGATCCTTCATCTGGCGCAACGTGCGCATTTTGCCGGGGTGATAGACGACCAGATAGTGAAGGCGGCGCTTGCCGGTTCCATCGCCGTCTTCCATTTCGAAGTGGATGATCTCGCAGCTCGCCTTGGCTTCCGCGTCCAGCTCCAGGATCTCGGCCACACCTTCGTGCAGTTTCTGCGCGACTTCGTCGGTCCAGACGAAATCACGCCCGTCACCATCGCGGACGCTGAAGCCCAGGAACTTCTTGTGCCCGTGGAAGTGGTGAGTGAGGTAGATGGTTTCGATCCGGTCGAAGATCTGTGGGGCCTTGGCGCGCACACAGATCAGCCGGGTCATCGTATCGGCGTTGCGGTCAAACGAATCGATCTCGGCGTGCCCCTCGAACTCGATGGCCGCATAAGCGTGTTCGAGCATTTCCTCGGTGCGGAAACGCGCCAACTGCAGGAGGCGCACGGCTTCCTCATCGGCGATAGCGATGGCCTCCGGTCTGACAGATGGCAGGGTGTCGATCAGCGTTGATCGGACGACGTCCGCGGATTGCGAAGTGTCCAGTACGCCGAGGAATGCAAACTTGTCGACTGTCGAGAGCAGCGCGATGGCGCGAGGCGTTGCGGCCCCGATCAACTCGACGAGATGTTTGCTGTTCTTGAGGGACTTCTTGGCCACTGATGACTCCTTGAACAACGCACGTGGCCTGCCTCCCATGAAGTGGTAACGCCTGCCAGCGCCACGACAATCACGGAATGATTCCCATCCGAATCTTGGTCTTGATGCTCGACAGCCAATCCTCCCGGTACTGCAAGGCCAGCGCGTCGAGGTTGGCGCGACCGACGCCAGCCCTTCTTGCCAGGTCCTCCAACGACACCGCGCAGTCGAGCCAGCCCAGGCCGTGGGATGCGACCAATGCCGCCTTGTCGGCGGTGGTGACGACGACGATGGCAGAGGGCAGCAGCTTATTGGCGAGCAGCCATGCGAGGAGGTGTTTCTCGCCGTCATCGAGCGTGCCGCAGGAGGGATGGGCAAGCACCAGCGCCGCAAGCTCTTTTCGCGTCACCGGATGCTCGCCCGCGAGGCCAGCCCTCAGGTCGGCGGGCGCAACAGCGACATGGCGGGGGTCACCGGGGTTTCCGGTGAGCGTTTCCTCGACGCATTTTTGAACGGTCTCGATGGCGAAGTGGCTGCTGATCGCGGTCCAGCAGCCGGTGCGAAACGATTCGATGATGACGTTGGTGTCAGCGAAGACCCGGATCTTCGGCATACGGTCCGCACCTCAAAGCTCGAACGGTGCGGGGAGGTCGTACTGAGCGAACAACTCAGTCAGACCGCCCAGTCCCAGACCCATGACTTTCGCGGCCTTGCGAGCCGACAGCCTTCCGTTTTCCAGCGCTTCATGCAGCATTCGCACGAAGGATACGGAGAACCGTTTGGGTGGGCCCGACACCGATGGCCGTTGCTTCTCTTGGGAGAGCGCGCGACGGATGTCGTCACCGATGAGTTTGAGGTTGAACAGCCGCCATGCCAGCGCCACCGGCGCGACGCGCAGCAGCGCCGCGACTTCGCACAGGTGGGCGATGTCGCCCTGGCGGCTGCCATCGATCAGTTTGTTCAGAGAGGCCCGCGGCATCAACAGGGCGGCGGCGAAGTTGTTTGCCAGCTGCTCGATGCGTTTGCCCTTGTTGCGCTCCTCGATGGAATTCGACTCCCGGTGGTCGGGCTTCATCGCATCCCAGGTCAGCGCGTGAAACAGCTCGTGTGCCAAGTCATAGAAGCGGCGCGCCTCGGTTTCATTCCGGTTGATCAGAATGACGCCCATCTCCTCGAGGTGGCAGGTGGCGCCTGAAATGGTTTTGCCGTTGTCGGCTTCCACCGTGTCGACAAACAGCACCGGGATGTCGAGCTCGCGCTCGATCTTGTCGATCAGCGTCTCGGCCGGAATCACGCCGAGATCAAGCTCGGCCACCAGACTTTCAGCGCGCTCTTGTGCATCCTCAAAGGACGACTGCGCCGACAGGCGCAGGGCGCGCTTGAGCACGCTCGTCCGACTGCCCTGTTGCTCGCGCAGCCAGCGCAGCAATCCGATCCATTGACCGGCCTTCAGTTCGAAGCCGTCAAGGCTGTCCTCGGGAACTTCGGGGGCAGCGCGCCACGAGAACTGGGCTTCGCCGGCAACGGCGAACGGATCGATGAAGAACTCGATGTCCCGCTCCAGCAAATCCGACAACGCCAGCAACTCGTCCGGCTTGAGCGCGCGCTTGCCGTTTTCGATGTCAGACACCGACTGACGGTCGTTGAGACCGAGACCCTGGGCGAGCTGATCCTGCGTCCAGCCCTTGGCCTCGCGCGCCGCTTTGACGCGGTAGCCGATCAGCTTCTGCGAGATTCTTTCGAGCATGGCAGTCACCTCCTAAACCTGCATTCTAGTCTTGCTGATAGAAAAACGCAATAAATAATTGCCTTTAAGTTTTCGCAAGAGTGTTGATTGCCCTGCGTTGCCATCCTTTTCGGAGGATCAGGCCCACCATCCCTGACGGTTGCAATTCCTCGGAGCCGTCATGAAGAACCTCGAACTGCCTTCTCCCTCGGAGATGAGCGCCAGCGCCCGCGCTGGCGAAATCGCCGCCATCCTTGCGGCTGCCATCGTCCGGACCCTCGTCGCGGATGCGTCAAAACAGAGAGCAGTTGGCCTTGGCTTCCTTCCCGACCAGCGCGTTCATACAACCCCCTATCAAGAGGAGAAGTTGTGATGAACGAGAAACAAGCATCGGTCGCCGCGCGCATCGCCGAACTGTCCCGACTGCCCATCGCCGAACTCTGGACGGTGTGGGACCGGTACTTCACCAGCCGCCCGATCAATCCGAACCGGGCCTTCGTCGAGTCCCGCATCGCCTACAAGCTGCAGGAGGAAGCCTTTGGCGGCCTGGCCCCAGCCACGCGCCAGCGCCTCGAGGCCATCGGCGCGAAGCACTCGAAGATCAAGCTGCGCGCCAGGCCGCGCGAGTTCAACTTCGCGCCAGGCACCGTGCTACTGCGCGAATGGGGCGAGCGGGAGCACAAGGTGACGGTCACCGCGGAAGGCTTGTTCGAGTACGAGGGCAACACCTTCAAGAGCCTGACCGCCGTGGCGCGGCACATCACCGGCACGCACTGGTCGGGGCCGCTGTTCTTCGGGCTGGCTGGCAAAGGGGGTGCGCAGTGAGCGATGCCACCCTGATCGCCACCAGCAAGGTGCGCAAGCGCTGCGCCGTCTACTGCCGGGTGTCCTCGGACGAGCGGCTCGACCAGGAGTTCAATTCCATCGACGCGCAAAAGGAAGCGGGCCACGCCTTCATCGCCAGCCAGCGCGCCGAGGGCTGGATTCCGGTAGCCGACGACTACGACGATCCCGGCTTCTCCGGCGGCAACACCGAGCGTCCGGCCCTCAAGCGCCTGATGGCCGACATCCAGCGCGGGCAGATCGACATCGTGGTCGTCTACAAGATCGACCGCCTGACGAGGAGCCTGGCCGACTTCTCGAAGATGGTCGAGGTGTTCGAGCGCCACAACGTGTCCTTCGTGTCCGTCACGCAGCAGTTCAACACCACCACCTCGATGGGGCGGCTGATGCTCAACGTCCTGCTGTCCTTCGCCCAGTTCGAGCGCGAGGTCACCGGCGAGCGCATCCGCGACAAGATCGCGGCGGCCAAGCGCAAAGGCATGTGGATGGGCGGCGTCCCGCCCCTGGGCTACGACGTCGAGAACCGCCAGCTGGTTATCAACGAGGCCGAGGCGGCGGTGGTGCGGCGCATCTTCGAGGAGATGCTCACCATCGGCTCACCCACCCAGATCGCGGCACGGCTGACCGCCGAGGGCATCACGACCAAGGCCTGGACCACACAGGAAGGCAAGACCCGGGCGGGCACCCGCATCGACAAGAAATACCTGCACAAGCTGCTGCGCAACCGCATCTACCTTGGCGAGCTGCCGCACAAGGGCAGTTGGTACCCGGGCGCACACCCGGCGATCATCGATCCGGGGCTGTGGGGCAAGGTGCATGAGGTGCTGGCCAAGGACGGCCATACCCGCTCGGTGGAAACCAAGATCCGGTCGCGCACCGACGCCTTGCTGCGTGGGCTGCTGTACGCCCCGTCGGGTGAGCGGATGTACCCGACTTACTCGCGCAAGAACGGGCGCAAGTACCGCTACTACGTGTCCAAGTCGGAAAGCCGCTTCGGCGCCCCGGGCAAGGGCTACGAGCGCCTGCCCGCGCCGGAGATCGAGGCGGCGGTGGTCGCGCAGATCCGTACGGTGCTGACCAGTCCGGAATCCATCGCCGCCGTCGTGCGCCATATCCAACGCAACGGGGCGCCGGTCGACGAGGCCAACGTGGTGATGGCGATGGGGCGGCTCAATGACATCTGGGATCAGCTGTTCCCGGTCGAGCACCACCGCATCGCCAACCTGATGATCGAGCGCATCGATCTCGTTCACGCCGGCGAGGTGCAGGGGATCAAGGTGAAGTGGCGTGAGGTGGGTTGGAACGCGCTGATCAAGGAATTCGCGCCCGACAGCATCGGTGCCGAACTGCTGGAGGTCGAAGCCTGATGGACGAGACCTTGGAAACCTTCGTGCCGCTGGTGTTGCGCCGCCGTGGCGTCCAGCGCGTCGCCGATGACGACCGGGACGTCCACGACGTCACGCTGCTCGACGGGCTGGCGCGCGCCTTCTATTGGCAGCACCTGCTGGACACTGGCGCGATGACGAGCGGATCGGCCATTGCACGGGCCGAGAAACTGCACCATTCGGTGGTCAACGAGCTGCTGCGTCTGACGCTGCTCGCGCCGGACATCATCGAGCGGATGATGGCTGGGCGGCAGCCGCGCCGCCTGACCCTGATGTGGTTCCAACGAAACCGCCTGCCCGTGGATTGGCAGGCCCAGCGCCAGATCATGGCGAGCTTCGGGGAGGATGCCCAGTGAGCCGCAAGCACCGAGGCCGGGCCACGGGCGACCCGGTGACGTATCAGACGCCGCTGCCCGCCGGCGGCGTCCAACTGGAAACCTTCCTGCCCTGGACGCTGGTGCGCCGGGGGCTGAAGAAGCAGGTCATCACACCGTTGGATGCGCCGCAGGAAGTTCTGGATGAAGCCAGGCGCGAGCGCTTGATGAACGCGGCCGCACAGGACACGCCTTTGATGCGCGCGCTCGGCCTCGCGCACCACTGGCAAAGGCTGATGGACGAAGGACGCTTCGCATCGATCACCGAGATTGCCGAAGCTGAGGGTCTCGATCTGGGTCGTGCCAGCCGGATCGCTCGATTGGCGCATTTGGCACCCGGCATCGTTGAAGCCTGCGTCACCGGTGCGGCTTCAGGCGTGACACTGGAAAGCGTCTGCCGTCGTGCCATTCCCCAGCGGTGGGACGAGCAGCGTGAACGGCTGCGACTGGCGTGATCAGCTGCCACAGCAACCGCCCTTGCCGCGCTCCTGGATCGGCGGGCACGGCACGGTGCCGTAGGAACAGTACACGCAGCAGTCACCCGGCTTGGGTTTGAGCAGGGCATGGCACTGCTCGCATTCGTAGAACCATTGGCAGGCGTCAGTGGGCATCGTCTCGGTCTTGGCGTGGCCGCACTCGGGACAGGACAGCGTCGATTCCAGGATCACCGCCGTCACTTGGCGGCTCCCACCACGGTCGAGGGATAACCTGCATCCTTGGTGGCGCGTGTGAGGGCCTCGACGTCCGCCTTCGCATCATCGAACGTCACTCTGGCCTCGCGTCGATCCAGGTTCACGTCGATTTTGCTGACACCGGAAACCTTCGTCAGCGCCTTCTTCACCGTGATCGGACAGGTGGCGCAGTTCATGCCCGGCACGGACAGCGTGACGCTCTGCGTGGCGGCCCAGAGGGGCGAGGTCACCGCGGTCAACGCAACCAGGGCAATGAGCTTTCTCATGGCAGCTTCCTTTCAGTAGAACCAGGGCGCGATCAGCGGGAACCCGAGCGCAACGATGACAAGCGCCACCACGACCCAGAACATCGCCTTGAGGCTGCGATTGACCGGTGGCAGCGCGCAGACCTGCCCGGGCTCACAGGCAGCGACGGGTCGCCAGATGCGCCGGTACGCGAAAAACAGGGCCACGAGCGCCGCGCCGATGAAGTAGGGCTGATACGGCTCGAGCAGGGTCAGGTTGCTGATCCACGCGCCGGAGACACCCAGCGTGATCAGCACCAAGGGGCCGAGGCAGCAGGTGGACGCGAGGATCGCGGCCAGACCGCCGGTCAACAGCGCGCCGCGCCCACCGCTGGCTCGAGGTTCAGTCGGGGAATTTGGATTCATGGCTTAAGCTTACTTCCGTACTTAAGTACGGAGTCAAGCGCCATGAACGCACACACGGAAACCCTGACCATCGGCGTGCTGGCCGAGGCCGCCGGGGTCAACGTCGAAACCATCCGCTTTTACCAGCGCAAGGGTTTGATGCAGGAGCCTAACCGCCCGCTGGGTGGCATCCGCCGCTACGGCGAGGCGGATCTGGCGCGCGTGCGCTTCATCAAGTCCGCTCAGCGTCTGGGCTTCAGCCTCGGCGAGATCGCGGACTTGCTCAAGCTCGAGGATGGTTCGCACTGCACCGAGGCCCGCGAACAGGCCGAGCGCAAGCTGGCAGACGTGCGCGCCCGGCTTGCCGATCTGAAAAGGATTGAGGGGGCGCTGCAGGAGCTCGTCGAGCGCTGCTGCGCCACGAGCGGGCAGGTGCAGTGTCCCCTCATCGCGGCGTTGCAGGCGACGTGAGCGGTCCCGGCCGGCTGTCCTGCACTCTCGGTCGCCGTCGCTTGAGCAGACGAAGACCGCAACCGCCTGCCCGCAAACCCGCGAAAACAGCGGACTTGGGCACTTGGACGGTCAAGAGGTCAACAGAGAACGGAGAGAGAAAACCGGCGATGTCGAGGCCAAAACTGGGCGACTCAGCAGAGGCGCGCTCAAGAGACAGGCGTCCGGAACCGCGCCAACACTGGCGTTCCGGGCAGAAAAAAGCCCAACCGATAAGGGTTGGGCTTTGAGTAAATGGTGGAGCCGGGGGGAATTGAACCCCCGTCCGCGAACAATCCACATCAAGCGCTACATGCTTAGTGCTGTGGTTTGGTTTTAAGCTTGCCGCCGCGCACGCACACGCTGCAGGCTTGCCGATCCAC